GATCTATGACCCGTTCCTCGGCGCAGGCAGCACTCTGATCGCCGCCGAGATGACCGGCCGGATCTGCTACGGGCTCGAACTCAGTCCCGCCTATGTCGATGTCATCCTGCGGCGATGGCAGCTCTTCACCGGACGCCATGCCGTGCATCAGGCCTCGGGGCAGTCGTTCGACGAGCGTGCCGCCAATGACGGCCGCGATCCATCAGGAGCTGATGATGTCGAGAACAGCCTTTGTCGTCACTGAGGCGCTGCGCGAGAAGGTTCGGTACCTGGCCGGTCTCGGTGTCCCGCAGGACGACATCGCCCGGTTGCTCAGCTGCGCCCCGAAGACGTTACGCAAGCGCTTTCGCGATGAGCTCGACCGCGGTGTCGCCGAGGCCAATGCGACGATCTCGGGTTCTTTGTTCGCCGCGGCAAAGTCGGGCAACATCGCGGCGATGATCTTCTGGATGAAGACCAGGGCGCATTGGCGCGAGCGGCCGACGGCCGACGGCCCCATTGCCAATGCCGGCGCCGTGTCGAGCTCGGAGGTGGTGCTGGTCCTGCCCGACAACAGCCGAGACCCCGAGCTGACGCAGGTGCTGCAAAATGCCCAACAGAAATACTTTACCGGGCAACGCCAGCAGCAACCCGTACTCAACCCGCTGTCGCGCGGAGGCTGACCAATGTCAGTGGCCGGTAAGATGATAATCTCGGCACAACCCGGACCGCAGACCGCGTTTTTGCAAACCCCCGCGGACATCTGCATTTACGGCGGCGCCGCGGGCGGCGGCAAGACGGTCGGAGTGATCCTCGAACCGCTGCGCCATGTCCGCCGGGTGCCGGGCTTTAGCGCCGTTTTCTTCCGGCGCACCACCCCACAGATCACTAACCCCGGCGGGTTGTGGGATGAAAGCCTGAACTTCTATCCGCGGTTCGGCGGTGCCCCGTACCGGCGCGCCCAAGAGTGGCGCTGGCCGCGCGGCGGCAAGATCAAGTTTTCACATTTGCAGCTCGCCACCACGATCTACGACTGGCAAGGCGCCCAGATCACCTTGATCTGTTTCGACGAGCTGACCCACTTCACCGCCCATCAATTCTTCTACCTGGTCAGCCGCAATCGCTCGACCTGCGGGGTGCGGCCGTATATTCGCGCCACTTGCAATCCGGACGCTGACAGCTGGGTCGCTTCGTTTGTGGCATGGTGGATCGACCAGGAGACCGGGTTTCCCATCCCCGAGCGGGCCGGCGTTCTCCGTTACTATGTGCGCGTCTCGGGACAGATCGTCTGGGCCGATCGGCCACAAGAGCTGATCCAACACCTGCCGCCACCCGAGGATCTGCCGCCTGGTGTCGACCCGCCGCGGCCGATCAGCGTCACCTTCATCCCGGCCTCGGTGTTCGACAATCCGGCTCTGCTGCAGGTCAACCCGGAATACCTCGCCTATTTGCTGTCATTGCCGCTGCTCGAGCGCGAGCGGCTGCTCGGCGGCAATTGGAAGATCCGGCCCGCCGCCGGGCTGTATTTCAAGCGGGAATGGTGCGCGATCGTCGAGCGGGCTCCGCCCGATCTCGAGGTCGTGCGCTATTGGGATCTCGCGGCGACCGAGAAGACCGAGCTCAACGACCCCGATTGGACGGTCGGCATCAAGCTTGGCCGCGACCGGAATGGTGGCTATTGGCTACTCGATGTGGTACGCGCACGGGCAAACCCCGGCGATGTCGAGCGATTGCTGCTCAACACCGCCGCACAAGATGGCCAGCGCGTCCAAGTCGGGTTCGGTCAGGACCCAGGGCAGGCCGGCAAGAGCCAGGCGCAGCATCTGGTGCGCGCGATGAGCCGCTTCACCGTCAAGCCGGCGACCGAGAGCGGCGACAAGCGCACGCGATTTGGACCGTTTAGCTCGCAGTGCCGGGCCGGCAATGTAAAGATCCTGCGCGGTCCCTGGAACGAGGACTTGTTCCGCCTCCTCGAAGGCTTTCCCGATCTCGCCCATGATGACGAGGTCGACGCCTGCAGCGGCGCCCTGGAAATGCTCAATCCTGAAATGGACGGTAGGAACATGTATGAGCTCTATCGTCAACAGGCCGAGCAGCTGCGGGCCGAGCACGAAGCACCGAGAAGCGTCAAACCCGCCTGGGCCCCTGGTTCTATGGAATGGGCTGCCGAACAGGAAGAATTGAAGGGCGGCGGGCGCGGCGGCTGAAGGTTTGTCGGCCTCGGGGCCAGGCTGGCTTCGAGCCCCTCCCCTGCGAGGACTGAGCTCACCTAAGCCAGGAGGCGGGGATCCGGATTTCACTCCCTCCAGCGCCGATTCCGCATCCGTGCGGCCGTCGCCAACCCCTGACAGGCATGTGGTATTGCTAATTGAGATTACTCCTCATCGGGCCTCCAGCCCTTTTCTCGGAAGCGACAACCATGGGAGTGGGACCAGCGGTTCGAATCTCCTCTCCTCCAGCGGTGAGTCATTCTCTGCAGGGACCGCGCCGTCGATCACCATTGTCTTGGCGTGCGCGAGATCGCTTGTTGAGACCTGCGAGGCACCAGTGCGCAGGGACACCGCGGTTAACGACACGGTGGGAGCGGCGCTTTTCTTGCCGAGCAGCGCAACACCGTGCTGATCGGCGGCACGGCACCGGCGAGAGCCATCTTGCCATAGACTCGAACAGACCTGGAGTAGATCCGGTTCGGTTCTGGTGCCAAACCCAACATCGGTAATCAGTTGACCCAATGCACCGCCATCGACGGTAGCGCCACGCCAGTGATGAAAGTGGCCTCGTCAGGGCAAGAAACAGCGCTGCATTCGCGACGCCCCAGGCTGTCCCCATGCGACCGCGCAGCGGAACCTCCGCAGCGGCCCTGTCATCGCGGCAGGGCCGATCGGCTGTCAGAAACAGAATACCGGCGTCAACGGCTGCTGGCCGACAGACAGCAGATCCTGCACGCAGGTGGCCGCTGCCGACCTGAAGTGCGTTTGCGCAGGCTCGGCAGGGCGTTACGATAACCGCATGCTCCAGGCGCTTCGGCCAGAAGACGCGCTCGCGATTGCCGAGGTATCGCGGCGACGCAGTCGCGACGAGCAGGCGATGGCCCAGTATCTCGGCATCGGGCGGGGGGCACGTGCAAAGGGGGCGCCCCCGACCGGTACGCTCTTGCGCCTCCCAGGTGATGTCGATCTTGCGGCCTTCGAGAGCGAGGAGCGGCGCCGCCTCGAGGCCGCAATCGCGCAGCTTTCCCCCGACGCACGACGCGAGCTCATAGCGCTTATCTGGCTGGTGCAGCGGCCAATATTGAGTTTCGAGGCCGCATTGCGGCGCACGCGGCGTATCCCGCCGGTGGCGCAGCCCGGCTATCTCATGGGCATACGGCTCGAGCGCTACATCGCCGAGGGGCTTCGCAAGCTTGGCTGCGGCGGCGCGTGACGGCCGAGGGTATGCCTTCCACTCCCCGACGACTTCGGGGTTCGGCTTCTTTAATGCTGGTCCCGACACGCGGCGCCGACACCTGTATGTTGTCGGCCGGAGCACCGGCAAATCGACGTTGCTGCTCAACCTAATCGCTCAGGACCTCGCCGCCGGCCAGGGCCTCGCGGTGATCGACCCGCACGGCGATTTTGCCGAGACCGTGCTGTTGCACGTGCCGCGAAACCGGAGCAACGTGATAATGCCGCGCCAACGCGCCCGTCACGTCGGTCGGTTGAACCGGCACTAATGCTACTGTGGGAGGCATCGACGCCAGATGAACGCAATCAAAGACGCGATCAAGTCAGGTAGAACCGTCGTCGGGACCACCGTGACACCGGACGTTGACGCGTCGATCCTGGCCGACGCCGGGTACGACTTCCTGCTGTTCGACACCCAGCACTCCGCCTGGGAGATCAAGCAGCTGCGGCCGTCGATCCAAACGATGCGCGGCAAGCCGGCGGCACCGCTGGTGCGCGTCGCGGCGAACCAGGCCTATCAGATCTGCTTCGCGCTTGACGCCGGGGCACGAGGCATCGTTGTGCCGATGGTCAACACCGGCGCGGAGGCTGAGGCAGCCGTGCGCGCCTGCCGCTATTTTCCTCTCGGCAATCGCAGCAACGCCGGGGTGCGCGGCGAATGGGGCGAGTTCAAGAATTACCGCGATTACATGGATGCCGTGAACAACGAGCTCGTTATCGTGCCGATGATCGAGACGAACCAGTCGCTGGAGAACCTCGATGCCATCGCCTCGGTCCCGGGCGTCGACGTCCTGCTGGTCGGCCCGTCCGATCTATCGATCGAGCTGGGGGTGCCACTCGACTACCAGTGCGACCTCTATCAGCGAGCGCTCGATAAAATCGCGGCGACCGCCGCGAAGCACGGCGTCGTCGCCGCGATGTACTTCATCCCGCCCGGGATGGACCCGAACTTCTTCGTCGAGAAAGGATTCAAGTTCTTCACCATGCCGTGGGCTCCCTGGGCGACGGCCGGGATCAAGAACGGCCTGTCCGGGATCAAGCGATAACGTCATACGAAGCTCGAAAAGCACCGTCGCCATCTCGGCATCGAGGTCAATGATGCGCTGAGCATTTCAGAGCAGCTCGAACTCTGAGCTCTTCCAATGCCGCGGCCCCGCCATGGCGGTGGGGCCGCTATCAATCATTCGTCAGCGGCAGAAGGGCGCCGATAGCGGAAATCGTCTAAGTCGGAGTGTCCGGCTGCGGGCGACCCAGTCACGTCATTCGGCGCCATGGTCGGGCTGGCAGTGGTCGGGCAGCTCCGCGCCCTTTCGGCCTCTTGCCGCATCGGGTAAGAAGCTTCGACCGGACGTTCAGTTTGATCGTGTCTACGAGGATAGTGCCTGATGCCGGACAGATTATTCATAGGTGGGGAGCCCCTTCCCGACTACATTTTGGAAGGAGAGATAGGCAGCGGAGCCAACGGGACAGTTTACCGGGTGCGCAACGAGCATATAGACCGAATTGAAGCACTGAAGGTATGGCAGACCAATCGCCCGCAGGATCAGCGCGACAAAGTCGCGCAAGGGCGCCACCGACTTTAGGAGGTCGGCATGCGGAATGCTCCCGAAGTAGTCCGCGAGGTCGGCGTCGACGACGTCCGGATGGCCGCGGAACACCAGCTCCTCCACCTCTACGACTGCCTGCTGGGCGTTTCGCTCAGCACGGTAGGCGTAGAGGTGGAGGAGCTGGTGTTCCGCG